TTTTTATCAAATCTATAAGTTCTATAAATAAATATAGAAAAATCTCCGAAAAGGCAACAATTTACACAACATGGAAAACGTAGTAACCAAAGGAGCTCAACCTGCAGAACCAATGCAGAAGCTTACCACAGGTGGAATATCACCATCAGTTGAGGATCTAGGCGGTCCTACACCTGAAAACTATAAACCAGACGACGATTCAGCAAAACTCAAAGATGCTGGTGCAGTCCTTAAGCAAGTTAAAGATATTGTAAACAAAGCAGCTAAACCAGCAGAACCTATGAAATCATCAGGTATGAAGGAAGAGGAAACTGAAGTTGAAGGTGAAGTCGTTGCAGAAGAACCTGTTAAAGAGGAAGAAGTTGTAGCAGAAGAACCTGTTGCATCTGAAGAATCTGAGGTTGTTGCCGAAGAGGAAGAGACAGAAGAAGAAATTGTCACTGAAACTATAGTTAATGTAGAAGAAGACATTGAAGCACTTTTAGAAGGTGAAGAACTTTCTGAAGAGTTTCAGGAAAAAGCAAAAACAATTTTTGAAGCTGCTATCAAAACAAAAATTGCAGAAGTTAAATCAGAACTTCAAGAGCAATATGAAGCAACTATTGTAGAAGAAGTTGCTACTGTTAAAACAGAATTAACAGAAAGAATCGACGCATACCTTGAGTATGTTGCCGATGAATGGATGTCCGAGAATCAACTCGCAGTTGAATCAGGACTTAAAACTGAAATGACAGAATCATTCCTTACAGGAATGAAGGGTCTTTTTGAAGAACATTATGTAACAATCCCTGAAGAAAAATACGATGTACTCAATAATATGGTAGACAAACTTGATGAAATGGAAGGAAAACTCAACGAGCAAATCAATAAAAACGTTGCTCTAACAAAGAGATTGTCAGAATCTACTTCTGATGTAATCTTTGCAGATGTTACCGAAGGTCTTGCTGTAACACAGAAAGACAAGTTGGAAAAACTTGCAGAGAATGTTGAGTTTGATAGTGAAGACAAATACCGTGAGAAATTAGTAACATTAAGGGAGTCTTATTTCCCAACTAATGGATCTAATGTTCAAAGAAACGAAACTGAGACACTAACAGAAGGTACAGAAACAGGTCATCAGCAACCAGCAGTCTCTGGTATGATGGAATCTTATCTTCAAGCTCTAAGTAAAGTTTCTAAAAAATGATTTTTATATCATAAATTCAAACTAAACTTTTAAACAAGAGGTAAATTTCAAATGCAAGCTCCTATTAATCACGGGCATCTGCAGGAGAAGTGGGCACCATTACTTGATTACGATGGTCTAGAACCAATCAAGGATAATCATAAGAGAATGGTCACCGCACAACTTCTGGAGAACCAGGAAACAGCAATTAGAGAAGAAAGAGAATTTCTTTCAGAAGCTGTACCAACAAACAGTACAGGTTCATCAGGCGCAACAGCAGGTTTCTCTGCTGGAGCATCCGCACCAGTAGCAGGTTTCGACCCTGTTCTAATCAGTTTGATCCGTCGTTCAATGCCTAACTTGGTCGCATATGACCTAGCAGGTGTTCAACCAATGACTGGTCCTACTGGATTAATCTTCGCAATGAGATCCAAGTTCAGCGGACAGTCTGGAACAGAAGCACTATTCGACGAAGCAGATACTTCATTCTCTGCAGTCAGTGCAAGTGGTGCTACAACTGACGTTGGTAGTGGATATGTAGCAGGTTCTGACGGAGTATCCGTTGGTTTCGGTACTACAGGTGGATCAACTCCAGGTTCAAATCCAGGCGCACTTAACCCTAATGCAGGTACTGATGCTACACAAGCAGCATACAAAACTGGTCAGGGTATGGATACCGAGAACTCTGAAGCACTTGGCACAGACAGTTCACCAGCTTTCAACGAAATGGCATTCTCAATCGAGAAAGTCACCGTTACTGCGAAATCCAGAGCACTAAAGGCAGAGTACAGTTTAGAACTTGCTCAAGACCTTAAGGCAATTCACGGTTTAAATGCAGAAGCAGAATTAGCAAACATTCTTTCAACAGAAATACTTGCTGAAATCAACAGAGAAGTTATTAGAACTATCTACAAAACTGCTGAAACTGGTGCTGCTACAAACGTTGCACAAACAGGTGTATTCGACCTTGATATCGACTCAAACGGTAGATGGTCAGTTGAGAAGTTCAAAGGACTTATCTTCCAGATCGAAAGAGATGCAAACAGAATTGCACAGAGAACTCGTAGAGGAAAGGGTAACATGATCCTTTGTTCTGCTGATGTTGCATCTGCACTAACAATGGCTGGTGTACTTGATTACACTCCTGCACTTAATGCAAACTTAAGTGTTGATGACACAGGTAATACATTTGCTGGTGTTCTTCAAGGTAAGTACAGAGTATACATTGACCCATTCTCAGCAAACAGTGCTGCTAATCAGTACTATGTTGTTGGATACAAGGGTACATCACCATATGACGCAGGATTATTTTACTGCCCATATGTACCACTACAGATGGTACGTGCTGTCGGGGAAAACAGCTTCCAGCCAAAAATTGGCTTTAAGACCAGATATGGTATCGTTGCAAACCCATTTGCTCAAGGTACTACTGCAGGTCTTGGAAAACTCGTTAAAAATTCTAACAGATACTATCAGAGAGTTACTGTTAAGAACCTTATGTAATTTACATATTACATACTATCCAAGAGATTCCTTCGGGGATCTCTTTTTTTTGTGTATAAATACTCATATGAAAGATAAGAAAGCAGCTAAAAAAATAATTAGAATTGCAAAATGTTGTCCAGAGTATTACACAGAAGCAGAAGTAACTTACGCAAAAATTATTAAAAAACGAATTAAGTATCTTGAAAAAGATTCTAAATAGTTAAAAAACTGATGAAACATTTTCGCAAATTCATGGAGGAAATTGACTCCACTGAAAAATCAGTGGATAACAGAGCTGATGCTGCAAAAAAGAAATTTGAAATTCAAAAAATGAAAACAAAAAGTGAACTTGAATCAACTAGAGAAAAAATAAAAGATTCAGGAAAAAGGAATACATCAATGTTTAACAAACATAAATCAGTTAAATTAAATAAAAGCACAGGTCAACTACCAAGTTTTAATAAAAAGGGGGAAAAATAATGCCTTATCATATCAAAAAAATAAGTGTTTTGGGATCTGCTGTTCCAACTGAAGGTTCTGAATATTATGCTGGAGATAATAAGTGGACTAATGTCTATGAGAATCGTAAAGTATATACAAATGAATCCGATGCAAATACTCAAAAAGCAACAACTGAAACTCGCACTATTGGTGGAAAAACATATACATATCAACCTACCTGGTGGAAAAATGCAGTAGTGGTAAGTGAATAATGGCAAGAATTTATTCAAATCAAATTGAAAATCGTAATTTTTTATCTCCTGTTGGATTTAAATTTACATTATCAAAGACACCAAAAGTAACATTTTTCTCAAACTCAAGTCGAATACCTGAGATATCTCTTGGTACTGCACTACAACCAAGTTACTTGAAAGATATTGATATACCTGGTGATAAACTACAATATGGTGAATTTTCCCTTCGATTTTTAGTTGATGAGAATTTAGAAAACTACATGTCAATACATAATTGGTTAACAGGACTTGGGTATCCAGAAACAACAGAACAATTTAAGAAAGCAACTACTGATACAGAGGGATTAAGAGATCCAGAAATAGTCTTTAGTGATGGAAATCTACACATATTGAACAGTAATTTTAAAACAACTGCGATTGTTAAGTTTCTTGATCTATTTCCAATCAGTCTATCCTCTCTCGAATTTGAAGCAACAGACACAGATGTCAATTACTTTACAGCAGATGCAATTTTTCGATATACAGTGTATAATATAGTTAAACCAGACGGAAGAACTCCTTTATGAATCTTGACGAAATTCAGGAGATGTGGGAACGTGATGCTACCATTGATCCTGATAACCTACATGATGAGTCACTAAAAATACCACAATTACACTCAAAGTATTATACTGTCTATAATACCATTACTTTAATGCGCGAGAAAGCAAGAGATCAAAAAGCAAAAATTAAATTAGAAAGATATAATTACTACACAGGAAAGGCAGATCCTAAAGTTTATGAGGAAGAACCATTTCCGTATAAGGTTAGAGAAAAGGATGCCATACAGAGGCACCTAGATGCCGATGAGAGGTTAACTAAGATAGATTTAAAGATAAGATATTATGATACAACTCTCAAGTTTCTAGAGGAAATTATACGCACCATATCGAATCGTACTTATCAGATTAAAAATGCCATCGAATGGCATCGTTTTCAGTCTGGATTTACCTAACTAAATAAAATCAGATGAGCATATTTTATGTCACATTTGATTATATCAAAGAAGAATGAGGTTTATTTAAAAATAAATGCGGAACCTCATATCTATTACGAGTTGTCGGATCAATTCACCTTTGATATTCCAAATGCAAAATTTTCTCCAGCATATAAAAAGAAATTTTGGGACGGTAAGATAAGATTATTTAATACACAGAAAGGGGAAATATACGTAGGATTATTAGATAGAATTATACAATTTTGTAAAGATCATAGTTATACTTATGAGTTTATAGACAGTGAGTATTATGGATTACCCTTTGAAGTAAATGATTTTATATCATTAGAGGGTGTTAAAGATTATATGAATTCTATATCTAAGTTTAAACCTAGAGATTATCAAATTGAGGGAGTATACGACGCTTTAAAACATAATAGAAAACTACTGATATCTCCAACTGCATCTGGTAAGTCCCTGATGATATACTCGATTGTTCGATATTATGTTGGTAACAAGAAAAATATTTTGATAGTTGTTCCGACGACATCGTTAGTAGAACAGATGTATAAAGATTTTGCAGATTATGGTTGGGACGTTGGTTCATTTTGCCACAAAGTATATGCAGGTAAAGAAAGAGAGACAGACTCTCAGGTAATCATTACGACTTGGCAATCAATTTATAAACTCCCCAGAAAGTATTTTGAGAGATTCTCTGTTGTAGTTGGGGATGAAGCTCACCAATTTAAATCAAAGTCATTAATATCTATAATGTCAAAACTTGACGGTACAAAGTATAGATTTGGATTTACAGGAACATTAGACGGAAGTGAGACTCATAAATGGGTGCTTGAGGGATTGTTCGGACCTTCCTATAAAATCATTAAAACTGACGAGCTCATGAAGAAAGGGCACCTTGCAAAACTAGATATCAACGTACTTCTATTGAAACACCCACCGAATAAATTTGAAAACTTTGAAGAAGAAGTTCAGTATATTATTGGACATACAAAACGAAATAACTTCATCAAAAACCTTGCACTTGACCTTAAAGGTAATACTTTAATACTCTTTGCAAGAGTTGAAAAGCATGGAGAACCTCTTTACAATTTGATAAATAATAGTAATATTATCGAGAATCGACATGTCTTTTTTATTCATGGTGGAGTGGAAACCGAGGACAGGGAAAAGGTTCGAGAAATCACTGAGCAAGAGAATGATGCTATTATCGTTGCCTCGTACGGGACTTTTTCCACTGGGATTAATATCAAAAATTTACACAATATAATTTTTGCATCTCCCTCTAAATCAAGAATACGTAATTTACAGTCTATCGGAAGAGTTCTTCGTAAAGGAAATCAAAAAACAAGAGCAACTCTTTATGATATTGCTGATGATATTAGTTACAAATCTCGAAAAAATTACACACTCAACCACCTAATTGAAAGAATTAAAATTTATAATGAAGAAAATTTTGATTATGATATAGTCAACATACCACTTAAAAAATAATGGGAGACGAATTTTACGCAATTATTAAATTAGTTTCGGGAGAAGAAATTTTCTCACTTATTCTTGTGGACAATGAACATGATGACGATACAGTGATTGTTCTTCAAAACCCTGTTATAATGTGGTCAGTTTCAAATCCCAATGGAACTTTTATTAAAGTTAAACCTTGGATGGAATTACCTGATGAAGATATTTTTATGATTCGACTCGATAAAATTATTACTATGACTGAATCTAATGATAAAAAATTAATTAATTTATATAATCATTATATAAATGATGAAGAATTTGTATATAATGAAAACGGATTGACTAAACCAAATTCAGAGATGGGTTACATTTCTTCAGTTGATGAAGCTCGTAAAAATCTTGAGAAAGTCTTTAAACTTAATAAAGAAACATAGATATATTATATTCCTTTCAAACCTCACAAAGGTTATTGTACACATATTTACATGACTTGTCAAGTATGTAAAGTGTGGTATAATATTAATATGAGAAAAATAAAACATTATGCCTAGAAAAAAATCAGAACATTATGTAAATAACAAAGAATTACTTCAGGCTATAACTGTTTATAGAGGAAAGGCATTGGTAGCTAGAGCAGCATATCTCAAAAAGCATGGTATAGACGCACCAAAGTCAGGTCCATGGGAGGGTAAACCCCCTATATCAAACTATCTTGGATCATGTTTCTTAAAAATAGCAACACATTTGTCGTATAAACCGAACTTTGTTAATTACATGTTTCGTGAGGATATGATATCTGATGGTATTGAGAACTGTGTTCAATATATACATAACTTTGATCCTGAGAAATCCAAGAATCCTTTTGCTTATTTTACACAGGTTATACATTATGCATTTCTTAGACGTATCCAGAAAGAAAAGAAACAACTTGATATCAAAACAAAGATAATTGAAAGAAGTGGATTTGATGAAGTTATGGCAGTTGATGATAATGCGATGTCAGGAACTAGTTCTGATTTCAATACTATTAAAGATAATATTCAGTATCGAAATAATAATAGATGAAAGTTGCCATAATAACAGATACTCATTACGGTGCACGTAAGGGATCCACCCATCTTCATGATTATTTTCAGTTATTCTATGATAATGTATTTTTTCCTACTTTGGAAAAGGAGGGTATAGATACCATAATTCATATGGGAGATATATTTGATAGTCGTAAATCAATCGATTATCAGAGTTTAGAGTGGTCAAAGAAGGTTGTCTTTGAACCAATGAGAAAATATAAAGTGTATGCAATTACTGGTAATCATGATTGTTATTATAAAAATACCAATTATGTAAACTCACCAGAACTTTTGTTAAATGATTATTCAAACATATCCACATTTTCAAAAGCCACTGAAATTAATGTAGATGGATTGGATATATTACTTCTACCATGGATTAATTCTGAAAACTATGATAATTCATTAGATCTTATCAAATCATCTCAAAGTAAAGTTGCAATGGGACATCTTGAATTAAATGGATTTAGAGCAACTCGTGGTCATATGATGGAAAATGGAATGGATGTTAATATCTTTGATAAGTTTGATTCTGTTTATTCTGGACATTTTCATACCAGATCAACTAATGGAAAAATACATTACTTAGGTAATCCATATGAAATGTATTGGAATGATGTAAATGATACAAGAGGGTTTCATATTTTTGATACGGATGACCTCACACATACTCCAGTTAACAATCCTTATAAATTATTCTATAATGTATATTATGATAATACTAATTATAAATTATTTAATACGACTGAATATAAAAATAAAATTGTTAAATTAATTGTTCGTAAAAAATCTGATCCTAAAAACTTTGAAAAATTTATAGACAAACTTTACTCATGTGGTATTCAAGACTTAAAAATAATTGAAAATTTTGTTCTTGAAGAAAGTGAAAATTTTGAGATAGAGGAGGAAGAAAGTACGATTTCAATATTAAATCGTTACATTGATGAATCCGACATTGAGTTTGATAAAAATACTATAAAAAATATTTTCCAAGATCTTTATCGGCAAGCTTGCGAGGTAGAATAATGTTTCTTCTTACACTTAAAAATAAAAAACAAGAGGGAGTTTTTGCTGTTGATGATCAATATGGGAATCTTGTTTTATTTTTATTTGAGGAGGAAGATGATGCTACAAGGTATGCTATGATGTTAGAGGAAGACGAAAATAAAGAAATGGTTGTTGTTGAAATTGATGACGATCTTGCATTAAAAACTTGCAAACTTAATAATTACAAGTATGCTGTAATTACACCTAACGATATTATTGTTCCACCTAAAAAATGATAACTTTTAAGACTATAAAATGGAAAAATTTCCTTTCAACTGGTGACCATTGGAATGAAATAAATTTCTTAGAAAAAAATACAAATTTAATAATTGGTACAAACGGTTCTGGTAAATCTACGATGTTGGATGCCTTGACATTCGCCTTATTTAATAAACCGTTTAGGAAAATTAATAAATCACAGTTAATGAATACTGCAAATGAAAGAGATTGTCTTGTAGAGTTGGAATTTTCTGTGAATAATCGAGATTATATTGTTCGTAGGGGAATGAAACCAAACATATTTGATATTGAAATTAATGGTAATCTAATGCATCGACAGGCAGATGATAGATCCAATCAAAAAATATTAGAAGAAAGTATATTAAAAGTAAACTATAAGTCTTTTACACAAATTGTAATACTTGGTAGTAGTACATTTGTTCCATTTATGCAATTAAGTGGATCAAATCGAAGAGAAGTGATTGAGGATTTATTAGATATACGTATTTTTTCTGCGATGAATCATCTAATCAAAGATCAAATTAGAGAAAAAAAGGAAAAGGTTAGATCTCTTGATCTAAAAAAAGATAATTTGAAAGATAAAATGACAATGCAAAAGAATTTTATCAAAGAATTGGAGGAGAGAGGTAAGAATGATATTACAATGAGTAAAGACAAAATTAATAGTTTAATTACTGAAACTGATAACTACGTTTCAACCAATGAGAATTTAGAACTTGAGGTAACTGGTCTTATAGAGGATCAGGAAAAGGTCACAGGTGCAGGAAAAAAATTACTAAAACTTAACAATCTGAAGGGTAAATTATCCAATAAAGTAACAACACTTACTAAAGAGCATAAGTTCTTTAAAGATAATGTATCATGCCCTACATGTACTCAACCAATAGAAGAAGAGTTTCGATTAAATAGAATTACTGACGTTCAAACTAAAGCCAAGGAACTCAAGAAGGGTTATAAAGACCTTGAAGAGACTATCAAAAAAGAGCAAGACCGAGAACGTCAGTTTCAAAAATTATCAAAGGAGATTACTAAACTCAATAATGACATTTCTAAAAATAACACTCACATCTCTTTTAATCAGAGACAAATCAGAGATCTTGAATCAGAAATTCAAGTTACTACCGAGCAATTTAAAAACAGAAATACTGAAAATGAAAAACTAAAAGAGTTTAAAGATAATCTTAAAAACACAATAGAAGACCTATCATCTCATAGAGAAGATATAAACCATCACGACTTTGCATATTCCTTACTCAAAGACGATGGTGTTAAAACTAAAATAATCAAAAAGTATCTACCTTTTATCAATCAACAGGTAAATAGATATCTTCAGTTGATGGATTTTTATATCAATTTTACTTTAGATGAGGAGTTTAGGGAGACTGTAAAATCTCCGATACATGAAGATTTTTCATATGCATCTTTCAGTGAAGGTGAAAAGATGAGAATTGATCTAGCACTGCTATTCACTTGGAGAGAAGTTGCAAGAGTCAAGAATTCCGTAAATACAAATCTGCTAATTATGGATGAGGTATTTGATTCATCTCTTGATGGATTTGGAACTGATGAGTTTCTTAAAATTATTCGTTATATTATAAAAGGTGCTAATATATTTGTAATATCACATAAGTCTGATTTGAATGATAAGTTTGAAAATGTAATTCAGTTTGATAAAATTAAAGGATTTTCTAAAATAGTAAAAGAATGAACACACCTAACTGGCAACACCACTCTAAAAAAGAAAAGAAACGAACGTTAAAACCACAAGCTTTAAGGCAAGCAAGAAAACGTCGTGGACAGTTGTTAAAGTGTCTACTCAACCGTCCCAAGGGGCGGTTTCGTTGTTATGATAGGTATATCAGATACAAATCCAGATGACTATTCAATACGAAATCAAATCACAACTAGCAAAACTACTTGCTACAGAAGACCTTGTTGTAGAGCACAAGAAAGTTGAGACTGCATCATTCAATATTGTAAGTCGAGTATTGACTTTACCTATGTGGGAAAACACAACAGAAGATGTTGTTGATATGTTGGTAAGTCATGAGGTAGGACATGCACTCTATACTCCAAATGAAGAGTGGTATAAAGAATATAAGATCAATCCAAGTGTTGTTAATGTTGTAGAAGATGCTCGTATTGAGAAGTTAATGAAACGTCGTTATGATGGTATTACAAAGACTTTCTTCAAAGGATATACAGAGTTACATGATCAAGATTTCTTTGATGTAAAGAAAAAAGATATTTCTAAGTTAACTCTTGCTGATCGTATCAACCTATTCTTTAAGATTGGATCACACTACAGAATCTCATTCACAGACTATGAGAAGACACTTGTAGATCGTGTTGCAGCATGTGAAACATTCCAAGATGTATTAGAAGTATCTAAGTTAATTTATGAATATTGCCTAGACGAAATTGAGAAAAGAAAAGAAGAAGAGAAAACAGAACAACAAGCAGAATTAGATCTGGAAGGTGGTGATGGTCAAAGTGGTGGTGGATCAGGAGCAGAACTTGAAGATGTAAGAGATGATATGTATGATGAAGATGGTAATCTAACTGAACCTGATGAAGATGGTTCTGATGTTGAGAGTCATCAAGTTATACCAGAAGGGGCTAGTAGTTCTGGTATTCAAATGGGAACTGGTGAATCTGAAATTGCTGAAACTGCTGAAAGTCTTGAGAGAGCATTAAAAAGTCTTGCAGTTATGGAAGGTATAGAAAATCGTTATCTAGAAATACCAGATGTAGATACAGATCAAATCATTATCGACAATGATGTTATTCATGCAATATGTGATGCTCACTTCGAATGCACTCGTAATGATTTTGAGGAAAAAAGTAAGATGCCTACAGGTAGTGAGAGAGATTGGGCATTGTATAGTTTGCAAGAATCTGTCAAGGTTATGGCAGAAGCAGATGTTGAGTTTCTTAAGTTTAAAAAAGATGCACAGAAAGAAGTCAACTATCTTGTTAAAGAATTTGAGATGAAGAAGTCTGCAGGTGCCTATGCTCGTGCTACTACAAGTCGTACTGGTATTCTTGACACAAGTAAATTACACACTTACAAATACAATGAAGATCTATTCAAGAAAGTTTCTATCATTCCAGATGGTAAGAATCATGGATTAATATTTGTTCTAGATTGGTCTGGTTCAATGTCTCGTGAGATGTTAGATACCATCAAACAACTTTACAATCTAATCTGGTTCTGTAATAAAGTTCAAATACCTTTTGAGGTTTATGCTTTCACTGAAAACTTTCCTAATCAAGATGAAAATGGTATTCCGAAAGAATCTTATGAACCAAAGAATGGATTGTTCACAGTCAGACCAGGTTTTAGTTTGATGAATTTATTTACCAGTAAAGTTCGTGGTAAAAACTTAGAAAAGCAATTAAAAAACATATTCTGTATTGCTACAGCATTTAATAATTTTAATGGAGGTAGAGTCGTTCCTTTCGGTATGAGTTTATCAGGCACACCACTTAATGAGTCAATCGTAGCACTACATAAAATCATTCCACAGTTCCGTAAAGAGAATGGTGTTGAGAAAGTCAATTGTGTAATACTTACAGATGGTGAAGCATATTCTTTAAACTATCATCAAGAAGTTCAAAGAAACTGGGAAGACACACCATACATGGGGTCACGTTCATTAGATACTAGTTGTTTCCTACGTAATCGTAAGACAGGTAAAACATATAAGACAGGTGACTCATGGCATTCATTCACACCAGTTCTACTCAAAGACCTTCGTGATAGTTTTCCTGATGTAAACTTTGTTGGTATTCGTATCATGGCACCAAGAGACCTTTCGAGTTTCCTTCGTGTCAACTGTGATGATTACAACAGTTCAGAGGTTGAGCAGCATAGACTTACTTGGAGAAAGACAAAAGCAGTTGCAATCAAAGGATCTGGATATCATGTTTACTTTGGATTATCATCTTCTGCCCTTGCAAATGATTCTGAATTTGAGGTTGAAGAGGGTGCAACTAAAGCACAAATCAAGAGAGCATTTACTAAGTCATTAACTGCAAAGAAAATGAACAAGAAAATCTTGAATGAGTTTGTAACCATGATTGCCTAAATAAAAAAAAGTGTCTAGTAGAATGAAGACGTTTAGGGAATTTATACAAGAAAGTAGTCTTTCTCGAATTAAAAGTAAATCTGATAAGGGTGGTATAGCCACTCTCTCAGGTTCGAGAGATGATAAGTCTAAAAAAGAAAATCGTGCGAGAGCAAAACAATTGGATAGAGATATTCGTGGTAGAGGATTAGGTGGTGCTACAAAGGTAACTGGTTCATATATGGAGAAGGATAAAAAAACTGGTGAAGAAAAAAAAGTTAAAGAGAGAAGTCATGTTGTCTCATCAGGTAAGATGGGTAAGAGAAAATTCAAGAAGACAGTCAAGGCACTTGGTAAGAAGTATGGGCAAGACTCCGTATTGACACAAACGAAAAAAACTGGTACACTATCAGCAACAAGAAAAGGTGGACTTGGTAAATCAAAAAATGTAAAACTAGGAAAATTTAAACCACAGGGTAAAAACCCAGAAGGACAATCTCAAATCAAAGGTAAAACTTTTACATACGGAAAATGACAAAACCACTTTACGATGACTCCAATTGGAGAGAAGAATACAAAAGTTACATAAGTAACAAGATGGAACTTGACTTGCTAGAGAATGGACCTAAGAGTCTATCTCAATCTTGGCATCTTCAAGCACTTTATTCAGATTGGAAAAAAATGAAAGGTTATAATACATTAGATCCAAAAGAAAATAAAGGTCAATTACAATCATCTATGAATGAATTTTTCCAAAGTCAAAAGGATCAAGGTATATAAACCAATTAATAAAGTGGCACATGAGTGGTTGCATTGATATGAATATGAATTATAATAAGTATATCGAACAAACAACTACTACATTATGTCTTACACTCCCTTCACTGTTAAAATGACCGAAGAGCAAATCACTGATAAATTAATATCACTCTATGGGTCAGAAATTACTACAGCAGATATCAAAGCATTCTGTTCTATGAATGATATTCACTACAATACTGTGACTCGCAAGTTGCAAAAATATAAAGTAACAAAAGGTAAGTGGAATCTTGAGGTTACACAGGAAGCAGTTGAGCAAATTGAGAAAACATTCAATTCTCCATCTGCACAAGTTGAAGAAAAAAACTTAGTTCCAGCAAAAGATAATACATTTGTTCCTTTTGGTGGTTTCAAAGATATCAAAAAGATTGTTCAATCTAAACAATTCTATCCTGCATTTATTACAGGTCTGTCAGGTAATGGTAAAACATTCTCTGTTGAGCAAGCATGTGCCCAACTAAATAGAGAGTTAATTAGAGTCAATATAACAATAGAGACAGATGAAGACGATCTTATTGGTGGGTTTCGTCTTGTTGATGGCAATACTGTTTGGCACAATGGACCAGTTATCGAATCTTTGGAGAGGGGAGCTATACTCCTTTTAGATGAAATCGATTTAGCATCAAAC